CTATTTACCGTACCAACGGCTGGAGTAAGTGAAGTCCAAGGTGTTGCACTTGTTGCAGTTGGTATTAAATAGGTTACGTTACCATAAATTGATGTTGCGTTTAGTATATTGGGGTTTGCCATTGTTTTTCCTTAATATCCAAAAAGTATTGCAAATGCCAGCGCTGTAGCTTTGGTAGCGCCAGAAGACGTTGGAGTAGAACTCACCCACCCAGACCCGTCTGAAGTTAGTACGTTGCCTGCTGTTCCTGGCGATGTTATTCCTGTACCCCCACGAGCTGCTACTAAAGTTCCACTAGATACATTAGAAGCATTAATAGCCGATAACCCAGAACCATCTGCGGTAATTACTCCAGCAGCAAATTCACCAGAAGTTCCACGAAGAACAATAGTAGAAGTACCGTTACTAGAAGAAGCAGTCGTTCTTGCATTGTCAATAGTCCCACTAGAAACATTAGACGCATTAATAGCTGATAAAGCAGAACCGTTAGCGGTAATTATTCCAGCACTAAAGTCACCAGCTGAATCACGCAAAACAATAGTAGAAGCCCCGTTAGCAGAAGCAGCTGTAGTATGAGCGTTTGAGATTGTGCCCGATGAAATGTTAGAAGCATTGATTGCTGTAATAGCTGTACCGTCACCGCTAAACGAAGAAGCACTAATTACATTAGAGCCAAAGTTACCAGAAGCATCCCGAAGAACTATTGTGCTCGCACTGTTAGACGTACTGCCTGTAGTACGGGCGTTATCTAAGGTGCCTGAAGTTATGTTGGAGGCATTGATAGCTGTTAAAGATACAGCATTACCAGTAATGTTGGTAAAGTTGCCAGAAGTTGCATTAACCGTTGTAGCTGCAATTGTATTAGCCGCAAAGTCACCATTAGAATCACGCAATACAATTGTGCTTGCTCCGTTAGCGGAAGCGGCGGTTGTTCTACCGTTGGCTAAAGTACCTACAGAGATACTAGAAGCGTTGATTGATACGTTAGCAGCGTTGGTTAGCTGACCTTGGGCATTGACTGTAAATTGTCCAACAGCCCCATCGTTACCGTATTGAGCTGCAGTAACTGCTGTATTAGCAACGCTAAATGTTAGGTTTGATAGGTTTAATCCTGTACCCGCTGCATAAATCTGAGCAGAACTAATTTGAGCAAATGTAATATTTGTAGTGCCAAACGTGATTGTGCCTACGGTATTGAGAATATAAGTTTCACCAGCGCCTGTATTACCAGACTGTACGAAAAATGCGTCGCCTTGGCCCAACTGATTAGGGTTAGCAAGTCCAAAGGTATCAGCATCAGTAGCACGAGTAAGTACCCAGGCAGCCCCAGGACCAGGAGCATCGGGCGCACCCGCATTAGTAACCGTATAAACACCATTATGGGCGGCATTAGACTGGGTATAAACCAAAACGCGAGCTGTGTTAGATAATGACACACCATCAATACTTAAGGCTACGTTTGAACCACTATTGGTCAGCGTAGCGCCTACGCCGTTACCTGCGCCACCTGGTTGGTTATACGTGGCAATTAAAGCCGTTGGGGACTCAACAAGAACAGGGTCGTGGTATGTGATGCCTGTTGAGAAAAGCCCGTCAACATAGGTCTTATTGGTAATATCCGTGGCATTGGCAGCATTGGTGCTGATTGTTCCAGACACCATGACTACGTTAGAAGCATTGATATTGGTAAACGACACGGTATTTGTGCCATTACCGCCAATTTCAACTTTGCCTGTAGCCTGATTTAGATAGACTGCTTCTTCAGCTGGTTGAGTAATAAATACTTCAAGACCACTTGCACCTGCAGTAAATGGGACCAATGATCCTGAATTAGACGAAGAAAGAACCGTAGTCCTAGCTAATGTAGCTGGAGACGTAAACGTACCAAGACCCACCTCCCACTCGTTATCAACCCCAGCGGTTAAATTATGGATGGTGTAATAAACGGTAGAACCAGTAGCTATGGCGGCATTAAACGTTTGATAGCCAGGAAATGCGCCACCAAGCGTAATACTGCCTGTACCAGAGCTAGAGCTAGTTTCCTTAACTCTATCTTTTAAGACCAAAGCCATACGGCCTCCCTAATTACGAAGCGGTCAAACGAATAATTGCGTTACTTGCGTCAGCAGTTGGGAAGTTCACTGCAAATGTGCCGTTAGTGGATGTTTTATCACCACCAAAAGACAACACGCATACAGCTGCGTTTGATGCATTTGCGTTATAAATTAAAGCCCCAGCTGCAGTAATAGTTGCATTTGCCCAAGAAGTATTAGCAAACGAGATAAAAGCTACGTTTCCAGTATTTGTTGGGGTTACGCTAACCGCTAAAGTATTACCGCCAGCAGAGTAATTGCCAGTAGATGCTACTTCATTGGTTGTTGAATAAACGGTTGTGTTCTCGTTAATAGTAGCCGAGCTGGTATACAGGGCTAATTTAAACGTGTTTGCTGAAAAGTTTTGCGTACCATTTAAGAGTTGAACCTTAAACGATGTAGCCATTGCTTGGGTAATTGGCATTTCTTGCTCCTAAAAAATTAATTTGTTGGCCCAGGTACAGGCAGCCTAAGTTGCCCGTCACGGTATGCACTTCTTCTATCTTTACCTTCACCCAACATAGCAAGTAAAGCTAAAGATTCTTGGTACTTCTGTTCATAATAGTTCACCATATCTTGTTCTCCCTTTTGGAAGATAACGGCTTCACGCAATGAACCATATAACAAAACACTCTCAAAATTATCGCCCAGCCAAGAAGTACCAGCTGCGTTTTGAATAACACTGACAGGTACCGAGAATCCACTTCCAGTACCTCCTATTGTAGAGGTAGCGGCGCTTAAAGAGTTGCCAACAAGATATAAATATCCTGGGTTTACTAAAGTAACTGCAGTTACAGACCCACCCGATACAGTAATTGTGGCTGAACCGTTTGCGCCATCCCCACCAGTCAAAGGCACATTTTCATATGTACCGTTGGTGTAGCCAGAACCCCCAACAATAGTGCCAAAATTAGATATACCGCCTTGCACAATCGTAAGAGGGTAATAATAATAGTTCAACTCAGTCTGATAGGAAGCATTAGGGGTAGGCCCAATAATGTAGGTATAGGGTAAAAACTGAGCGTAATACCTAGGGGTGCCAGTATCAGTAGATGGGTTAGGATATGCCTCACGGATAAAGTTAACGTCTTTATCAATTAAGTATGTGTAATTACCACTTGCATCAATTACAGCAAGGGAAAAAGACGCTAAATAATCACTAGGCAAGGCAAGATACGTATCTCCGCTTGTAAAATTACCAATGACGTTTTTACGGATAGCAGGTATCTGAACAGCGTTATAAACACGCTCTTCGCAAAGTTGTACAAAGTTCGGTATGTTCTGAACAAATAACTGCTCAGTCGATTCCGTATAGCTTTGAATAGCCTCAGATAGCTGCTGGAAGTTCATTATGCCATTGGTCCACGTGAAGTAAAGCCTTTAGTTGCTGCGCCTGATCCACGTTGCTTCATCTCACCATGTTTGTTAACTGGTTGATCGTTGTTCTTGGTATATCCGCCTACAGACATATTTACCTGGTCTACACCATTGCCTGGTTTAGTAACAGCAGACTTTACTGTAGTTATTTTCTTACCATCCATTGTGTGCGGTGCAGCATAAACCTCAGCAGGTCCTACTTCCTTACCGCCTTTTTTCATAGAAAACTTAGCCATTATCGACCTCTTCCTGATTTCTTTTGGTTCATAATACGAGCCAAATTTTTGCCCATAGACTTCATGTTCTTGTTTAAAGAACTTGTGCTAGCCTTTGGTCCCTTCTCAATACCTACTGATGGACCAGAGTCACCTAAATTTTTACCTTCGGTTTTACCCGTTTTAGTAACGCCATCTGCGCCTTTTTTGTACATTTTCAACTCCTTAAGTTGTTGTTACCGTTACTGTACCAAGAATTACTTGTTGTACCAAGTCATTTGGAGTTAAACCTGCATCAGGACCCCTACTGCCCCCGACTGGATTCCACCCCCACTGAAACACCCTACTACCTAGTTCTGGACTACCAAACCCATTTGGACCAATACCCGTCTGGTTAATCTGTAAACCACTTTGCCCTGATACTAAATAACTTACGTCTGGTCTTGGTTCCCGCACCGCCTGTGGATCATTTACTGGATACAAGCCTAACGACAACTGAGGCTGATCTGGGTCCCAACAAGACGGGCAAACCTTAACTTGATACGGCTTTGTCTTTAATATCTGTATCTGTAATTCTTTAAGCATGTACCGCTGGTCGCACCTATCGCACTGCGCAATTGAATGTTTTCCAGAAGCATATTTACTTGGCATGTCATTTATCTGTAGTAAAACATATTGCGTGGCACAAACCGAACAGGGGCTTTTTCCCTATCTTCTGAAGAAGCAAAGTCCCATTGCGAATCATAATCAGCTTTTAACATAACTATTCTATTCATATCCACTTCAGGCATTTTGTTGCTTAAATAATAAGCAAGCCCAGCAGCCATACAGGGTATAAAACGAAACGGAATATCTTCAGTTCTTACGCCTGATCCAGCATCTTGAATTCGACGCATTCTGTAGTACACAAACGTATACTGGGTTCCAGGTGGGTTAGGGGTGGGCCAAACGTTAATACACGGTAAATTATTTACATAAACATCTGCGCCAGCTAAGTGAGTCGTAGCGGTAGTACCGTTTTGACCACGCCAAGCATTGATAATCTGGTTGCCTACAATATTCTGATAGCCAATAGTTTCATTACCGATATTGACAAAGCCCTGGGTAGGTAAACCAGTTACTGAAGTAAGAGTAATGGTTGTCTGATCGGTAGTAGTAATAGGGTTTCCAGCGGCTACAGTAGTCTGTGGAATGGTAGCTACATTTCCTGATTGACGGTTAACCCATACTTGGATAGGTCGTCCGTTAGCATTTTTATTAGGGATAGTAATGTAAGTAGACTCACTAATACGACTAATATTAATGTCAATCTGATTATTAGCTTGCCCGTTATTAGTCCTAACAACAGTATCTAAAAGGTCAATCGTATCTACGGGAATAGGGTAAATAGCCTGCCCCGTGTTCATTAGAATCTGACCCTGCTCAAGTGTCCAAAGGTTAATACCTCGGTTAGCCCACTCGATTGTCAATAGGTT